CCCATTAGCTTGTTAGATTTTTTAGCAAGGTTTAAAGCACGAGAATATGCTTTTTCTCTCTCTTGGTCATTATTCTCGATATCTTCATAAAAATCTAATAACTCATTCACTCTAGTATCAATAAGAACAGCATCACACACTGGTTTGATAATTTGATAATAAGCTCCTGGTGCCGATGATTTTGCTTCCATTGATGAGTTTCCTTTTACTAGTATTGTCATTTTACGGATCTCTTTTTTAAAGAGACTAGGTTCTTCTCCTCCAATAATTAGGTAGTTGTATACCCAACTATTTCGTTATTTCCATTTAACTGAATTGCATTTGCTGGAACAGTGGTTAAGTTTTCACCTTTAGTTACAGGTTTAAAACTTTTATGCCATTTAGATACCAATGGAGTACCAGTTTCAATAGCTTTCAGAAGACGTGGAACAGGTATGAATTCACTTATAGCTGATTTTAATCTATAAGCAGAACCCACTGTTAACATCCATCTTAGTGCTTTTCTTAAGAATAATTTATCTGTACGTCCTGTATAATTCCTAAGTTGTCCAATAGCAATAGAAAATGTTATGGGAGATTTACCAACATTAACTATCTGTCTTAATGCTCTTCTACCACCTATTTCTTCTACCTTTTTGATGTTATAATGAGTAACAGCTTTTACCTTAGCACCATTAAGATAACGCTCAAGTTCTTGGCAAGCATTGATTTTCATTGTATCTTCATTACAAGCTACAAATAAATCATCAAAACGTTTATGACTAGTACTATTATGCATAACAACTGGTGCTTTCTTAATACCAAGAATTGTTAATGCTGTTAATCTGCGATTACCATCTATAACTGTACCATTATTCGCTATTATAATAGGACTTAATAATCCATTTTTACGAATATTAGATACCAATGATTTAAATCCATCATGAGTGTCATCTGTTCTTATTACAGGATTCAAAGGATTAAACTTCAATTTACTAAGAAGCACAGTTTTAAATACCATTGTTGCTTCCTTCAGAGTTGTAGTTTCTGTTACAACTGTTTTAGTAACTTTTTTAGCTCTCTTCTTCATTGTTTATTCTCCTTATTTATTTTTGAATTATAGCTTGTTACACTTTGGTATCATAGTAGTGTGAAATAACCCTGGAGTGTGCGGTCTCCAACAAACTAAGTTTATGCAATTTATTGTTTATCTCTTTGAGCTTTAATATATTGTTTTATTATATCTAAATGTCCTGAATACAATTTATCAACATTATATGCTCTTAATCCTTCTTCGATGGTCCATAAAGCATTTAGGGCATTACTTATTTGTCTTTCTTCAAGATCCATATTTGTTCCTTTCTAAATTAATGAGCAGGTAGCTAGTTCGATGTGTTCGTTAGTATTCATCAAGTCAATCTATAAAGACCAGTTGTAGATTTAAGAAGCGTACCTGCTCAAATTATGCCTCAATAAATACGGTAACGATTCATACCGAGATAATAACCAGAACAGGACGTCTGGGGTCCATGTGTCCATCATCTCATAGCTTAACGTACGCACAAATAGATATTGAGGCTTTGAAGAAGTTAAGTCTCGATTCCGAACTTCTTCTTATTTCCAACTATAAACAAAGATTTACTTTTAAGAATTTTATTATGCCTTGGCACCTTCCATTTTAGAGATTAAATCTCTCACCTCCTCAGGTAAACAGCCAAACTCATGTAAATCCTTAATTACTATTTTAAATAGTTCAGCTACTCGTTCTAGTGGGATATCTAAATTATGAGCTATCATGATCTGTGTTTGACTTATAGCCTCACAAAGACCTTCCCCAGCATCAGACATTGCACCTAAATGCAGGGTCATAAAACCAAGAGTTATTACATGTTTCATTGCTTTTTCATTATTGGTAAATTTATCATTTTGTTTGAAGGTAAATCTCCCTTATTTTATTATGTTCACGTTACTAGAAATTTATGAGAGAGTCGTCAATATCCTCACCACGATTCACGTAGCTTGATTGGCTTGACCCTTCCTCTACTCTCTCAATTATATTTAAATACCCTGAGATTACAGGTATGATAATCATTCTTTGGAGGGATTATCGGTGATTCCCCTCTTTGTCCACATACACTTGCGTATAGTAAATGATCAAGCTCAACAATTATAGATTGTCACTCTTATCGTTCAAGTCGTTTCAACAAGTACTTACATCATTACAAAGCGATCAACCCTGCACTGTGCTTTCATCATTAAACTGTTCAGATTGGCTACTGAATCAGCTCCCTATTCATTTATATGTAGGGAATTAGAGCTCTATGTTCTTGAACGCTAAGGAGTCTTTTCGCAACAGTGTTATTCTGTTATGATTAACGTTTATGCTAGGAAGGTGAATATAGCGCTCGATAGTTGTGGCTACATGCTCTTTTGAAGTACGCAATACCACTCTATATTCTATGCTCTGATTGGTTATCAGTCTACACGACATTTCACGACATATCTTTCTTTACAGTGAAGATTACCGTTTATATTGGGATCCAGCCTAACTACCAAAGCTTTAGCTTATGAGTAATATAAATATTACCCTCCCTTACGCATTTACCTATTGATATTTCTATCTCACCTTGATTTCCCACTCAAGAAGACAATTCATCTCAGGATACCCCATTGACTGTTGTCTGTTATACGCTTGCTTACGTGAACCATTACTGGCGCTACTAACTCTGCTCGAGCTTTTACTTTTACACATTGCTGTGCTTATTCTATATGGACTATAAGCAGCCCAATTCTTTATTACAGGTATAAACCTGCAGAGGAGGATAAGAAGCCAAGAGCTAAATATCCTCCAAAGAGGTCAAATTTATCATCAATGTCCCTCACCTTGTACTTCGGATTCTTGGGCTGTTAGCATTGTTGGAAGCATCACGCCAGTGGCTCAGCGTTACAATGATGTGTCTGAGAAGGTGTTGATCTACACGCTTATCCTCTATGACATGGTTTTTACGCAAATACTTTATTACTAAACCAATAAATGATTATTGATTAACAGTATACATATTGTTAATCTTGCCTAGTCTTGCAGCTTTGTTACGTCTGCGTTTAGTTTCATGCCAAGCAATAGATATAATTTCATAAGCATGAATAAGAAGCCAAACTATTAGGCTTACAGACATTATAACAGAGATCGTTATAAGTATAACTGCACAGTGTATCATCACTAGGTCATTGGCTGTGAATTGACTAAGATATTCTATCATTTTATTGATCTCCTTATAGTTGGTAGTTTATGTATGAGTTACAACTGTTTTACTACTGGATTAATTAGGTGAACGAAGTGAACCAAAGCACTACGAACGGAGTGAGACATTGGAAAGAAGCAATGATAACACCACCTATAGAGGGGAATACTCCCCCCTATAGTCTTGCAAGGTGCTATTAAAGTCTCTATACTGGTACTTCAGTCGATTCATCCACGCTATCACCTGTGGGTTCAACATCAACTCTACCAAGAGAGAGAAAGTCTTCTTCGGCTATCAAATCATTAGATGATGGGTTGTAGTACATCAGATCTGGTAGTGTATCAGGCTCTACTTCAGTGATCATGATGAAGTAAGGTAGTACTTCCTTAGTACCACGAGCAGTACCCTGTATTACAGCACCAATCGGTGTCATCTTGCGATTAATAGAACTGAACATCCATCTGCCTGAGTTAGACAGGCACTTAAACATCTTAAGGTATCCCATAAGAGTATCACTCCTTATATTAGTTAGTTAACGATTAATTCGAAATGAAAAATAACGTAAATCAGAAAGTAAAAGTCTGATTATAGCCCGTACCCGCTTGAATATAGACCATGCACTAAAATTCTACAATTTTTGAAACTTGCCTTGCTTCATATGGTTGTTTAACCTATAAACTATCGCATGAGTTGTAAACGTATATATCATTTGACTATTGCTTATGATCCTGAGACAGAAGAAGTAGAGTATCTTATGGAATCTATCGACGAGTCTTCCGATTCTGAGGTTATGATTTTAGGTTCTGCCGATTTTGCTGAGTATTTCAGGGGAACCCAGGATACAGACGAAGATTTAGAAAAGATCTTAGAGTCATTTTGCAATGGTGAACCTGGCGAAGCTTAACTATCTTAGAGATACTCTATACTAAGACATACTCCCTTACGGGAGTATTAGTATACTATATCTCTAGACTTGATATATAATATATAGCGCGCGTACGAGAAACTATGAAATCTGATTTGATCAAATTATTAACATTTATCTGGCTTTGCGGCACTGTATTCATTCTTTATGAGATATGGGCTAATATCTCCTATATTGCGAACTTATTAGAGAGTTATATGCAAATGGCTTTAGGCAATATTAGAAAATGAGTAAGGAAGGTGCTAGATCCTATAAAGGGGAGGTAATCGGAGACTCTATGGCAATAACTATTAACTTTAAATGGTTATTGCAATTAATCGTAATTGTTTCCATGGCTGTATATGCTTTTTGGAGACTAGAGGGAAGAATACAAGGGCTTGAAAGAAATATGGCTCTTGCTTTAGAAGAAATGGAATTACATGAAGAAGAAAGGAAAGTAGCTGAAACTACACATATTGCTGAAATGGAAGAACGTATGAAATGGTATGAAAGCGAATTAAACTTGAATCCGTTTAGTTGGGGAAAAAGGGGAAATGATTAAATTTATCGTACTTTCCGTACTGCTAAATACAGGAGATAGTAACATATATGCTATTATACCTACAGAAAAAATTAAGGTAGAGGCTGGAAGGAAAAGAGGAAAAGGGCAGCGAGGACGGAAGCGTGGAGGCAATGGGTTAAGATGAGAGTTTACAAAGTATCTGACATATACCACAAAGTCTACGAGGATAGGTCTGAATTGCCTAGCAACATGGTAATTGTGCATAATTGGAGAAAAGCTCAGATCGGTGACTGGGTTGAGGCCGATGATAATTGCATTATCCAGATTTTGCGTAAAGGCAAAATGAAGACTCCCAGAGGTAAGGCTAAATATAGGAAATATGTAGGTACTTGCTCGGGAACGTTCATATGTTCTCCAAAAGTTAAAATGGATACATCGAAACGGGAGAACATATGGACAATCTCAGGAAAAGATACTGAAAGAGTTATTTTGGATCGTAGGAATTTAACTACATGCGAGATAGTATTTGTACAGTATATGGCTGGTGGATTATCTCCATCTAAAGCTTATCTTAGTGCATTTAAAACGAATAATCCTATGTATGCAAAAGAACAGTCTACAAAATTGGTAAAGACCGAAAGGATACAAAAAGCTATGAAAGAAGAGTTAAGACCTATTTTAAAAGAATTAAATATTGATGATAAATCTGTACTGGAAGGCATAAAGAGGGTCGCAGAGAATTCCGAGAAAGATGAGACAAAGTTAAAAGCATTATTTAAACTTTCAGACATCTTAGATCTCGAGGATAAAACTCAGACCAAAGTTACCCAGCTTAGTGGGGCTGTCTTCCAGGGATTTACAGAAGATCTTTTAGGCGAAGTTCAACGTCCGAAAGAAATAGCAAAGGGAGAATAATATGGCAAAGAAAAAACCTAGGATACATATAAAGCCTAGTAAGAGAGGATCTTTACGTAAAGCTACTAAAACTCCGAAGGGAAAGAATATTTCTGCCAGTAAACTAAGGGTGAAGAAGACTGATACTAAGGTCATGAAGAAGAAGAAGATCTTTGCCCAAAATGCCAGGAAGTGGAAAAAAGGCTAGATGGCGAATGTTAACTTTCATAATGTAAGCAAGGAAGAGGAAACTTTAAGACTTACTTATACAGATCTCATTGCATTTGGTAAGTTATTCCTTCCAGATGACTTTATGAGATCTGAAACTCCACCTTTTCATTATGAGGTAGCTGATGCAGTCAATGATCAAAGTATTCGCCAACTTGCAGTTATTTTACCTAGAGGACATGGAAAGACTGTAATGACGAAGTGCTCTATATTGCATGATTTTTTATTTACTAAAGAACCTTTATTCTATGGATGGGTGGCTGCAAGTTCTAAAATCAGTGTGCCAAACCTTGATTATATTAAGTACCATCTTGAATATAATGATAAAGTGCAATATTATTTTGGAAATTTAAAGGGAAGAAAGTGGACTGAAGATGATATCGAACTTACGAATGGTAGTAAGCTTATTTCTAAATCTAATCTTTCTGGTATTCGTGGAGGTGCTAAGTTGCATAAGCGTTATGATCTTATCGTTCTTGATGATTTTGAAGACGAGAATAACACGATAACTCCAGAATCTAGAGCTAAGATATCTAATCTTGTCACTGCTGTTGTCTTTCCTGCATTGGAACCGAAAACAGGCAGACTCCGAATAAATGGGACTCCAGTGCACTATGATAGCTTTATTCAGAGAATATTAGTGGGATATGAGCAGTCAAAAAAAAGAAGTGATTCATATTCATGGAAAGTGATAACTTATAAGGCTCTTCAGGATAATGGAACTCCACTTTGGCCAGACTGGTTTGGTCATGAGGAAATGAAAAGGAAAAAGAAATTCTATTCTGATTCTGGGGCTCCACAGAAGTTTTATCAAGAATATATGATGGAAGTGCAAAGTGAAGAAGATGCAATATTTACAAGGGAACATATTAAATACTGGGATGGTCAGTTTGTTTATGATGAAGAAGCTGGCATTAGCAGCATAGTTACGGAAGATGGAGATGTTAAACCAGTCAATATTTTTGCGGGCGTTGACCCTGCTACGGATTCTCAGCGTAGGGATGCTGATTATAGTGTTATCATCTTTGTTGCTTGCGATATGGACAATAATATTTATGTTCTCGATTATCTTAGGAAGCGGAGTATACCTGTGCTCGGTATTCCAGGCTCTGATAAAAAAGGTATTGTTGACTATATATTCGATTACGGAAAAATATATCATCCGCTAGTATATACAATTGAAGATACTACTATGTCTAAACCTGTATTTCAGGCTATAAGAGCAGAGATGAAAAGAAGAAATGATTTTTCAATTGGATTTCGTGAAGAAAAGCCAGGTACTCGTATGAGTAAAAGAGATAGAATACAGGAGATTTTAGCCCAGCGCTTTGCGGTTGGGCAGATCCATATTAAGAAAACCCATTATGATTTACAGAGAGAGATTATAACATTTGGTCCAAGAATGGCACATGATGATACAATAGATTCATTGGCATATGCATGTAAGTTTGCATATCCTTGTGATTTTAATGAGGGTAAGGATGGGAAATGGACCAAAAAGAAACCAAAAGCTAGGTCGTGGGTAACGGCATGAGAGATAAGAAGCCCATGAATTGTGTTATGGGACTTATTATTAGGATTAATATTTTTAGGGTCACTTAGATATGGTGATTACATTACCAAGGAGTGTCCGCAGGCGGGGTACAGTTGTCCAAAAATATGTGATGTAGATCACAAACACTTTCCAAGAAAGGAGTGCAAAAATGCCAAAAGTAGGACCAAAGAAGTTCAAATATACAAAAAAGGGGAAAAAAGCGGCCAGCGATTACGCGAAGAAGACTGGCAAGAAAGTAACACGCAAGAAGAAGTATTAACAGAGGAGTAACATAAATGGCAAAGACAAAACGACCAGATGAAGTGCAACAGTTATATAAACTTGCAAACAACTGGACAAGAAAGCAGTGGGAATTTATAAACCAAAAGGGGTTTGATTTTGCTCATGATGAACAGTTAACACAGGAAGAGAAGAATAGTCTCGAGGAACAGGGAATGCCTACGTTTACAATAAATCGTATTCTTCCAGTTGTAGAGATGCTTAATTTTTATGCAACTGCTAATAATCCAAGATGGCAAGCTATTGGTCTAGAAGGTTCTGATTCTGATGTGGCTTCAGTATTTGGGAATATGGCAGATTATATATGGAATCTATCTGATGGTTCTACTTTATATTCTAATGCAATAAATGATGCTGTATGCAAAAGTGTAGGTTATATACTTCTTACTGTGGATCCAGATCAAGATAACGGAATGGGAGAAGTTGTTCTCAAACAGCCAGAACCTTTTGATATTTATGTAGATCCTAAATCTCGTGATATGCTCCTAAGGGATGCTGCATTTATACTTATAAGAAAAGTATTGCCTAAAAATCATCTTACCAAATTATTTCCAGATCATAAAAGAAAAATAAATGCAGCTTCTTCTAATGAATCGCGACAACATAGCTGGAGTACGAGAGCTGCTGGTGATGACGAGCAAGAGCTCTTTGCATATAATGATAGTTACAATGAAGCTCAAGCTATTGCTCCTGATGGCACTCAAGATGAGATGATTGAATTCTTTGAAGTGTATGAGAAACTAAAAGTTCCGCATATAAACGTATTCTATAGGATACCTCCTAATAAAGAAGAATTAGCCCAGATGAAGCAGCAAGTTGAAGTTAAGATGAAAGAAATGGCTGCCGAAATGGAAGTTCAGCTCTTAGAACAGCAGAAAGCAATGGAGGAAGCTGTTACTAGTGGCGAAATGCTTCCTGAAAGATATGAACTTGAGATGCAGAAAGCTCAAGATATGATGACTCAGCAACTACAAGTAGCTGAACAGGAATATGTTAGCAAACTGCAGAATGAAATGTCTAAAATTGAGAATCAAGTTATTAGTGAAAAAGAGTTTAAGGTTCTAATGGATGATGAAGTTTTTGCCCAGAATGTAGTTGGGCAGATGAGATTTCATGCGCATAGGATAAAGCAAACATGTATAGCTGGTGATAAACTTTTATATGAAGAAGTTCTACCTGAGAATATCACTGATTATCCAGTAGTGCCATTTCATTTTAAATGGACAGGAACTCCCTTTCCAATGAGTGCTGTAGCACCATTGATTGGTAAACAAAGAGAAATGAATAAATCTCATCAGATTATGGTGCATAATGCATCTCTTGGTAGTTCATTGCGCTGGATGCATGAAGAAGGATCTATTGATATGGATTACTGGGAAAAGTATTCTTCTTCTCCTGGTGCTCTATTGCCTATTAGACCTGGTGCTAATCCTCCTACCGCAGTGCCTCCAGCGCCACTTTCAAATGCTTTCTTTACTATAGTACAAGAAGGTAAGAATGATATGGAATATTTAGCTGGTATATATTCTGCTATGCAGGGGGATACTCAACAACAGCATGAAACATTTAGAGGTATGCTTGCATTAGATGAATATGGAACTCGTAGAATAAAACAATGGATGCAGCATTCCATTGAGCCTGCATTACGTCAGCTTGGTAGGCTTGTAATGCAATTTACTCAGGCAGTATATACAGCTAATAAGAGATTCAGGATAATCCAGCCTTCTGCATTACAGGAACAGAGGGAAACTGAAATTAATATTCCTATCTATAATGATATGGGAGAGGCAATTGGAAAGTCTATGGATTATACGTCTGCTAAGTTTGATGTTACTATAGTGGCTGGATCTACTCTTCCAGTTAATAGATGGGCATATCTTGAAGAATTGAAACAACTTATGCAACTAGGAGTCGTGGATGATATAGCAGTACTTGCCGAAACTGATCTTAGAAATAAAGAGGGTATTGCTAAAAGAAAGAGTATGTATGCACAGATGCAGAGCCAGATGGAACAGATGGATGGACAGATTAAAGATCAAGCTGGAACTATTGAAACTCTTGAACGTCAATTGGTCCAGGCTGGTATCAAAGGAAAGGTTATGCAGGGAGCTATGGAGCTTGAGAAAAATAAGCAGGATATAAGAGGGACCAGGCAATCAGCAGTTCTTGAAACTGAAGCTCAACAGAAACTCTTGCGTAATATAAGAAAAAATAATCTTGATGTGGCCTCTGAAAAAATGGATATGGCAATTGAACGTTCTGCAAATAATGTGAAAAAAGATTAAAAAACTTCTTGCATTTAACACTTAAATGTTATATAAGTTTATAGACTCTTAAATAAGGAGATAACAATGACAGAAGAAACAGCCCAAGGTAACCCAGAAACTGTACAAGATGCAGTATTTGGCTCTCAGGGAAACGACTTCTTTGAAGCGCTTGAAAATAACGTCAATGGCGCTATACAAGAT